CCGCCAAAGCCCACGGCGGTCGACGAAGTCGGCGAGGCCATCCGCCGCGAGCAGCTTGAGTCGTTGCAGCGGAAAAACCGCCGCGAGGCGATCGACGAAGAGGCACAGTCCGGCCGGTTCACCGATGCGGACGCGAGCCGGCAGGAAATGGGGCGGCTGGCCGCGCGCCTGGTGACGGGGTTCGAAGGTTCGCTGCCGGAACTGGCTGATGCCATCTCCGGGCATTTCAAGTTGCCGAAGCGAGACGTCTTGCATGTCCTGCGCGGCGCCTATCGTGAGGCGCGGGCCAAGCAAGCGGATGCCGCGAAGACCGCCGCCGCTGCGGTGCCTGAGTTTGTCGAGGCCGAAGTCGAGATCGAACGCGAGTCCGAGCCGGCCTGAATACCGCACGAAATCCTCGCAGCAACGAGGATCAAGAGCGATGAGAGAACATCAGGGCTTCATCGGCCCCGGTGAATGCTTCATCGCATTCCCCTGACTCGCTCCGGGCGTTGCTGACCGGGTGCCGATGGAGAGTAAAAATGGCGGGCCTTACTGAATCAGGAAAATCTGAATTTCTTGCAGACGATCTGCATGATTGGGATTTTCCAGCGCAGGATGACAACACTCTATTTGGGGAGTTGGATGAGATTATAGGTCGGTTTAAGAACCTCCGAATTGACGCTTTGCGTTTGGGTGCAAAGGTAGCGCGTGCAGAGGTTGCAAAGGATTTTGCTGATGAAGCAACGTGGTTCTTCCTGCTGGATGATGAAAGTATTGCCACTGTTTACCTGATCGGTGCGCTCGATCGTGGAACTGACCAACCATTTGAAATAAAGTTAAATCTTGCTGAAATGGTGAGGAAGCATGACGCCGATGGCTGGGAAAGTAAGTTAGAATTAGCCAGGGCGTTCCGTCGCATGGCTGACGATTTGGAGGCGCGATAATGAGATCGCGGCAAAGATTACTAGCCAAATCGCTTAAGCAGGCGCTGGTGCGTTAAAGCGCCTGATGTGCGTTCAAATCGCTAACGCCGAGCGCCTGGCCATGGAAGCCGAGGCGCAGGCACTCACACCGCCGCCGCCGGTCGACTACAACGCTTGGGCACAGCGCAACATCGTTTTCACCGAAAGGGAGTCACCGTTTCCGGGGCCGTACAGCCCCAGCCAGTTTCCTCATCTCGAGGAAATATTCAACGCGCTGTCGCCTGACGATCCGTGCCGCACCATCACGATGATGGGCTCGGCGCAGGTCGGCAAGACAGTCGTCGGCAACATCTTCACCGGCGGGTCCATGTCGATGGACCCGTGCGATCTGCTGATCGTTCATCCGACCGAGGATAACGCGCGGCGCTGGTCGAAGATGAAGCTGGTGCCGATGCTCAAGGGTACTGCGGCGCTTGCCGATATCTTTCCGCAGAAGCCGCGCGACGGCCTCGACTCGGTCCTCTACAAGGAACGCAAGGACGGCTCCGCCGCCATCCTGATCTCCGGCGCCAATTCGCCGTCGTCGCTGTCACAGGTGACGATGCGACGCCAAGTGCAGGACGATCTATCGAAGTGGGAAACCAACGCCGCCGGCGACCCTGAGATACAAGCCGACAACCGGTCGCGCGCGCACGAATTCGCCAAGGTCCTGAAACTCGGCACGCCGCTGGTGCTGCCGGGTTGCCGGATCACCAGAAGTTATGAGGCCGGAAGCCAGGAGCAGCCCTACGTCCCGTGCCCGCAATGCCAGTTCATGCAGGTGCTGGAATGGGAAACCATGCTGGCTTGCACGGATGCGGAGCATCCCGAGGCCGCGCATTTCACCTGCCTCAAGTGCGGCGAGAAGATCGAAGAGCATCACCGGCCGGAAATGCTCAAGCGCCTCGAATGGCGCGCTCACAATGAACCGGCCAAGCGTGAACATCGCAGCTTCTGGATTTGGTCGGCTTATTCGGTTCTGCAGAGCTTCGAGCGCATCTATCGCGAGTGGCTGAAAGCCAAGGGCGATGCCGATGCGGAAAAGACGTTCCTCAATGACACCTGCGGCAAGGCCTATCGGGCCGCCAGCGAAGCGCCACCTTGGGAGAAACTGAGAGATCGGGCAGCTTCGTCGCATTATCGCATCGGGCTTGTTCCGGCCGGCGGCTTGCTGCTGTTCATGGGTATCGACTGTCAGGTCGACCGCGTCGAATGTCACGTCATCGCTTTCGGCAAGGACTTTCACCGTTCCGTCGTCGACTACCGCGTCTTGCCCGGTCACATCACCGAGGAAAAGTGTCAGGCCGCGCTCGACGCGATGCTCAAGCAGACCTACCCGAATGAATTTGGGCATCGGCTGCCGATCGAATTGAGCGCAATCGACGGCAATGCCTGGACGGAAGACGTTTGGAGTTGGGCGCGACGGCATCCGAAGTCAAAACTGATCATGGTGCGAGGTCGCGGCGAGGATTCCGCGCCGCGTTTCGCCCGCGTCAAGAAAGAGCGGCACGATCGCACCGGCAAACTGCTGAAATATGCGAGCCGTTTCTACAATTTCGGTTCGTCCATTCTCAAAATGTCGCTGTACCGCGACTTGGCCAAGGAAGACCCGCTGCAACGCGGTGCGGTGCTGTTTCCGTCAGGTCTTGAAGACGAATACTTCCGGCAGTTGACCGCCGAACGGCGCGAACCGGAGAAGCGTCACGGCTTCACCGTCTACCGCTGGAAGAAAGACGACACGCAAGCCAACGAAGCGCTCGATACCTGGTGCCAGGCGGAAGCCGCGGCAACGAAATTCGGTGTGCGTGGAATGCCCGATGAACTTTGGGCGCGATACGAACGTGAACGGGAAGTGCCGGTGCAAAAAGGTCAAGCCGATCTCGAGGATCTGATGCTGGCGCCGCAGGCCGTGCCGACGGTGCCGCCGGCATTGGCAACCGCGCCCGTGCGTCGCCGGCGCATGCGTGGCGGGGTGGCTTCCTGATGGCCGGCATCACGCTCGCACAGGCACAGGCGCAACTCGACGTGTGGATCGCGGCGTCGACCGCGGTTGCTTCCGGTCAGGAATACGAAATCGACACGGGTAATGGACGCCGCAAGTTGCGGCGCGCTGATGCCGATTCGATCCAGAAGCAAATCGTGTTTTGGGATGGCTGGGTGAAACGGCTCTCGACGTCGAACCGCACCAGTCGCACGCGCTATTTGGTGAACGAATGAAAATTGTCGAGCGCGAACAGCAGGCGGCCCGGTCATCCCTGACGATCGTTGACCGCGTCGTCGGCTACTTCAACCCGCAGGCTGGATTTGAGCGATTAAAGGGCCGCATGATGCTCGACGCTGCGACCGGTGTCGGCGGCTACAACGGCGGCCGGCGCGAGCGCCGCGCCACGAAAATGTGGCGGCCCAAGGCGGGCTCGGCGAATGCCGATGTGCTGCCGGATTTGCCGGACCTGGTCGCGCGCGCGCGCGAATTGTCGCGCAATGTGCCGATCGCAACGGGCGCCATTGCGACAACGAAGACAAACGTCGTCGGCGACGGCATCAAGCTGCAGGCCAGCATCGATGCGTCCGTTCTTGGCATCTCACCGGAAGCGGCCGATGCAATGGAACGCGAGCAGGAACGGGAATGGACGCTGTTCTGCGCCAATGCCGATTTCACGCGCGTGCAACATTTCGACGAAATGTCGGAACTGGTGTTCGGTTCGTCGCTGGACTCCGGCGATGCCTTCGTGGTGCGGCGTTTCCGCAAGGACGCAGGTGACGTTTACGGCACCAAATTGCAATTGCTGGAAGCCGACCGCGTTTCCAATCCGAACCGCGGTGCGGACACCACAACGCTCGCCGGCGGCGTCGAACTCGACAAGGACGGCGTGCCGCAAGCCTATCATGTCAGCGATCATCATCCTGGCGACCTGCGCGCGCCGGTGCTCAATTGGTCGCGCATTCCCGCCCGCACCGATGCGGGCAAGCCGGTCGTTATTCATGTTTACGATCGGCTGCGGCCGGACCTGACGCGCGGGGTTCCGTATCTGGCGCCCGTCATCGAACATCTGAAACAGTTCGGCGAATACACCGACGCGGAAGTACGCGCTGCGGTGCTGACCAGCTATGTGACGTGGTTCGTCAAGCAGACTGTGCCGGAAGATTCGGAAGACCCAGCCAAGACGGTTCTCGGGTCGCGCGATTCATCGCTGGCCGATGATGAGATCAAGCTTGGCTCCGGCGCGCTGGTTGATCTTGGCCCGAACGAAGATGTCACGGCGCCGAGCCCGTCCCGGCCGAACCCGCAATTCGATGCCTTCACGCAAGCCTTCCTTCGGCAGATCGGCGTCGCGCTCGAACTGCCTTTCGAGTTGCTGATCAAGCATTTCACGGCGAGCTATTCGGCATCGCGCGCGGCGCTGGAAATGGCCTGGCAGTTCTTTCGCAAGAAACGCAAGTTTCTGTCACGGCGCCTGCATCAGACCGTCTACGAGTGGATGATGGAAGAGGCGGTCGCCACGGGCCGGCTCAATCGTCCCGGATTCTTCGAAGACCCGGTCATGCGGATGGCCTATCTCGGCGCTGAATGGATCGGGCCTGCGCGCGCCAGCATCAATCCGAAGGCGGAAGCGGAAGCCGACGAAATCGATTGCCGTCTCGGCACCAAAACGCTCGAGCAGGTCTGCATCGAGCGCACCGGCGGTCGTTGGGAAGACAAGCACCGGCAGTCGATCAAGGAAAATACGATGCGCCGCGACGGCGGGCTCATCACGCCCGATCCGCAACCCGGCAATCAGGCATCACCCGCCGACGCCACAGCGAACGGCAGCGACGCCGAAGACGAAGCACCACAATCCAAAAAGGCCAGCGCATGATCCTGATGTCGGAGATCGCGCAGCGCATTTCGATGCGCCGCTGATCATTCACGAAGGCAAGCTTGTCGCCGCGATGAACGCGCTCGGCGGGCGCATCGTCGAGGGCGGCATTCACTTTGACGGCAGCGTGATTCACGTCAATCACTCGGCTTTCGAGCACGGCAGGCCGTCGCTCGGCAAGCTCGGTGATCGCCTGGGGCGATCCTACGATCGCGCCGGCGTGGTGCCGTATGACGTCGTCGAAAACGTCGCGGTGATCGGCATCGAAGGCACGCTTGTGCACAAGGGCGCCTATGTCGGCGCTTCATCCGGCCGCACGTCCTATCAGGGCTTGCAGACGCAAGTGATCAAAGCCGGCAAGGACCCGGCGGTGAAGGCGGTCGTGTTCGAAGTCGACTCGTTCGGCGGGGAAGCGGCCGGCGCATTCGAAACGGCTGATCTGATCAGCCGGCTTTCGGCGCAAAAGCCAACGCTGGCGATTCTGACCGACTTTGCGTTTTCGGGGGGGTATCTTCTCGCCGCTGCGGCCCGGCAGATTGTTGCACCGGCGAACGGCGGGGCCGGCTCGATCGGCGCGGTGACGTTGCACGCCGACATGTCGCGCAAGCTCGCCAATGACGGCATTGCGGTGACGGTGCTCGCCGCCGGCAAGCATAAGGCCGAGGCCAATTCATTCTCGCCGCTTGCCGACGACGCCAAGGCGCGCATCCTGGCGCGGCTTGAGGGCGCGCGGCAAATCTTCGCCGAACACGTCGGCCGCTATCGCGGCGCGCG